TGATTGGAATATAAGGAATGGATATGAATTGCTAGGAGTGGATGTACTCTTTGATACAAAACATCACCCCTATATCCTTGAAATTAATCAAAAAATGGCATTTTATCCATCGCAAACTATTTTCCTACCTGAAATACTTCATATTGGACTAGGAGGAGCACCACTAAAATTATTCAAATCATTGTATGGAGTATCCAATCATATTACAACTCCCTTTACAGAGTCTCTCACAACGTTTTATGGATCACACTATAATACGGTGTCAGAGGTACATCGCATCTTTCAGACGCTCTTTCATACCAAGGTGGAGGAGGAGGGAGATCGTGCATATTATGTGTATCAAACACCAACTAAATACCAACTAGAGTCCCGCCAGAAGCAAAACTCTAGCCATCATACACGCCGCACAAGATTTACACTGAAAAGATCCAAGACATTAAAACGAGGATTTAAATAGATTATAGCGACCTCCATCACGATCCTTGTGTGATCGTTCCTCACGACCTTTACGAAATCGTTCATCATGATCTCTACGCAATGGATCTTCATGATTTCTACGCAATTGTCCCCCTTGCCGATCTTCTACAGTGTAAGGTGTTATGCTAGAAGGAATCGTACCTGCAGGAAGTGGCATTGTATATGTTATTTTAATAGGAGGGAGTAATACAACTGGTCGTGTTGCTAGTACAGAAGTAATGCGCTGTATTCTTTCTTCTGTTGAGAGCGGTCGAACAAAGATTGGTGAAGGTATCCATAGCGGAACAGGCATCTGCTCCGCAGATGCAGCAGAGTTAGACGTTGGAACAGACATATTTAAAATTACATCTAATTATATATCGCATTAAAACTTATTCAATTTTTATGCATTATCTACAAGAATATACTTATGATATGGTTTAATATATGTATCAAAATTTGTAAGAGATAATTTGTACTCTTGTTTTACTTCTTCTACATCTCGTTTACGATTTCGTGTTTCTAATCGTTTTAGAATAGTTTCAAGGGGAACCGTCGGCATTATCACAATTAGTTTATAAGATGTTCCTTTGATCATTTTATGAATCCATATCAAGGGATCCTCCTCATTTCCACCTGTGATTTCAATAATAATATTTGCTCTAGCTTCCACTGCTTTTTTCAATACAATAGCACTTTTTTTATATAAACTTAATCCTTTTTTATTTTTTTGATATCGTAACCGATTGTATTGCGTATGATTACGTTTATATAGATTCATAGATTCGACCAAGGTATCTTGATTTACATCTACGTAGGAGGTGATCGGCGGTCCTAACTTCTTTATTTCTTGGTAGACACGTGCACTACTTTTTCCGCTTCCTGGCGGTCCATACTTCACCACAAAATAGGGATCATCTTTAGCAGGATGAATCCCCTTTCCTCCTGTTGATATCTTTATCACTTCTTGCACTGTAAGTGCATTGAGTGATACATATGTTCTTTTACGAGTCTGTACCATCTCCCTAATTCTATAGAGGAAAATCAATTATGTTGGAAGACCTATTCCTACATACGGTAAACACTTGTGAATGCGATTGACGGTGAGCCGAAATAATCCTTCCGCAGAAGCATATTCACGCCACCAACTACGACCGGCAAGGGACATGTGTTCCCATGTTGCACGGGATGTAGTTGCAATAATCCGACGCACGTCTTCGGGAGTACTAGCGCGAAAATAATGAACTCCTTCCACCGGTGGATGTAGGTATCCTGTCATATCACATTCAGGAGTAGCAATAGGAACCGTTCCACATGCATAATATTCAATTTCACGATGACACTTTTGTCCAAATCCTGCTAAACAGAGTCCAAACTTTGCTTTGCACAATTGATCCAAGTATTCAGAAGGACTATACTTGTAAGGACCACCGGTCGAATCAATCGGGCATTCAAACAATTCAACGGCAGATTTCCAATCTGCTGTTTCACGATGTTTCTTCTGAACTCCATTCTCAATGCGACCTAAAAATAAGGAGACGATAGTTCGATCTTTCCAAGAAAGAGGGTGTACGGCTTCCACAAGATGAGGATGACGAGACCAGTACGACCATTTGGATTGACGAAGATTGTTGGTAGTTGACGGATTTCCTATTAAAGCAAGTTTATAAGAAGGTGATTCTAGATCCATCCATTTCATAGTATCGCGATCATATAATAATGTTTCACCGATCTGTCCCCACCAGCAAAAGGGGGTTGATGCTAATTCGATTTTACAATACCCTCGTTCCTTCCATAACTGAATCATAGCACGGAAGGAATCTCCACTATGCATATGGATACCTGTCATATTGCTGGGAAGTGTGATGACGGGAAGAGAGGTTGCAGAGCTGAGTTCTTTTAATCGCAATGCCATTCCATACTTTTTCATTGCAACACCAACATCCAATAATGCTTGTTGACGCCGATCTATGATAGGTTCTCGAAATCGTTGCACTCCTAAAATATATTTGAGAGAGGCAGCACCGGCAAGATGTGCAATCTCTTCAGAAAGAGACTGTTCTGGTTGAAATTCCAGAACAGTACTACCAGGATTCAAATTCCAAATCCAGGGAAAGAATGGATGGTTAGTTTCACCAACCACCCAATTTGCTTGGTGTAATACATGTAATACAGTTGTAATAGAATCAGACGGGTGAAGATAGTACACATTCCAGGAGGTGGTTGTTTCACAATCGATTGTATGAACACAATGCATTTTATAGATCTGTTCAGCATGATGAAAGGGGAGTAATTGATCACTTAATAAAAATACAATCGTTGGAAGTGAAGAAGAAGATATTTCTTGTTTGAAATGTGATCGAAGCAAACTAATATCTTCTTGGGTAGGAGGTTGCAATCGTGCAGGAATTGTCCAGACAGAATTTGCACAGTACTGTATATCTAATTTATAGGGAATTTCTAATGGAAGAAGGGGTGCAAGAATGGATGGAATCAGACAACGAGCAGAAGGATCGAGAGTTTGAATACGAAGCACTTGAGGAAAGGTGTGTATGATCCATCGACCAGGATCGGATGGATCAGCTCCTGGGACTGCAATGAATGATGGAATTGATTGTGTTGGAACAAGAATATTAAGTGTGGACTTTGTCCATAGTTCTTTTAAAAAATCATTGATCCATAAGGTATTACGATTCGAAATCAATCCGGTAGGAGTTACAAACAACTCTCCTTTCAGATGATACAAGGAAGGAGATAGGAGGGGTGTATAAAGAGGCAGTGTTAATACTGTATCGCGTATAGGATGAATTTCACGAGAAAAGGTTGTGCGAGAAAGGTTCCAGGAAGGAATGGCAGTTCCAAAGGAGCTTGTGGTTGCGAAAGATTGAATGGCAGTTGGATGAATATAGAGATACATTGGATTATATAATATATCATCTCGTGCATGATAGGATCGAATGGAAGAGGCGTGATTATGGTAGGTTTTAATCGTGTAGGCAGGATTCACAATGAGATATTTTTGTTTCATAAGTTCAAAGCTCACAATATTGTCGCATCCAGGGACTCCATACTGGAATTGAAATGGGGTTAGATCAAGGGTAAAGGCATCACGACCAAGAATCCATGTATCTTGTGAATCAGGACGCGGTCCAAAGATCGTTGTTCCTTCCCAACGAAGTAGGGAGAGACAGACACGTTCTTGCATGTTAATTGACCAGAGTGCTTTTAGCGTGCTATCAAACCATATATCAGAATTGGAAAATACAAGGATAGCTCCCTTACCATTTGGAATATGATCCAGTGCTAGTTGAAAGGTATTTGCATAGGTTACTCGTTTTCCAATTGGATGGATAATTAGTTTTTCAGAAGTAGGAAGTGTCAATCCAGTTTGTTCTGTCAAAAGAAGTATATGATCAATGTAGGAACATAGGATATTTCGATCCAGACATTCACGAAGTTCACGGGCACGACTAGGATGCGCGGGTTCGTAGAATTGTGAGATCCACCAAGTACGAGGAACAACTGTATCAGTTGCACATGGATCAATCTTGGTAATGGTTCCTTGATGCCATGACATAACCTCATGAGAGGTCACAAGTCTATGAATCCGTAACAGGTGGCAAAGAGCCGAAACAATATCTTCTGTTGAACTAGTATTTGTAATCGATATATGTAAGAAGGGGTATAAGTGGTTTAGTTCGGATATTTGTAAACATACAAAGGGGAGATCAAGAGGATCGTTACAGAGAATCATAAGGTCACAATCAATATGGGTTGCAAACCAGGGACGCCATGCATCCACTTCTTCCGCAGTACGAAGAATTAAAATAGATGGAATTTGTCCTTGCAATACAGGTAATGATTTTATATCGGATAATATGGTATTCCAACGGGACCAACGGTGAGAGGGTGTGAAGGTAGGCTCAATCCAGACGGCAGTGGTTGCATTCTTCGAAAGAGTTGCTTCAGAGCGAAGAATGCGGATTGGTTTTCCAGTGGGAGGATGTTGAGCAATCATTTGTAACATAAATATCTAGGAAGGTTTAGGATGATTCGATTAAAATTGAACAGTTTTTTTTAAAATAAAAAATCATCGCCGACATCTTTCCTATATTTTATTACGATCAAGATGTCATTATTATTAACAAATGGAAAATTAGCTCTTCTTAGGAGCATGCTAGAGATTGCAGATGATGGAAAACTTCAGTTGGCGCTCGATACTTGGCTAGAACAGGTCGGAGGAAAGATTGTTCCTTCGAGCTCTGTAGCTGCGGCTGCTGCTGCACTTGAAGCCAAGTCTGGCGGAGGTGCCAAGTCTGCGCCTGCCAAGTCTGCCGCAATCGTAGTTTCTGCACCTAGCAAGTCTGCGCCTAGCAAGGCTGCACCTAGCAAGCCTGCGCCTGCACCGAGCAACTCTGCGTCTGCCAAGTCTGTCGAAGATACCAAGCCTGCGTCTGCCGCAATCGTAGTTTCTGCACCGAGCAACTCTGCATCAAGCAACTCTGCGTCTGCATCGAGCAATTCTGCAACCAGTGCAGCGGAGCAGAGTAGTCTCAAGCAGCGAGCGTTCCAGCTCGCTGCAAAGCTTGCTTATTTGTTCGGCTTCTCTGCATACGCGTTGAAAATACTCGTGCAGGGAAGGATCCAATGGCTGCTTGCCCATGGCGAGACTGAAAGTAGTATTGAAGAGATGCTGAATGCCAGATGGGAACATACTGATATGCCACCATCCATGACAGCTGGAACAGAGAGTGGTGACGATACCGACATAATTCGTCGTGTGACCAAAGCCCGTCTCCAAGCGATGCGAAGGGTATATTGGTATGGATGCAATCTTGAAAGTCCTCAGGGGATACAGAATGTTCCTGAGGTATGCAAGACTGCATGGCTAAAAGTGCTCCAAGGCATCTCCAGGAAACTTCCCTTTACGCCTCCTGGTACTGAGCCACTTCCATCGGTTTCCGAGTTAGGAACGCTCATCTCTCATTTAATGAAGAAGTAAACGCTCTTTATTT